GCGATCATCAGCCTCAGGGTTCCGGGATTCATGGCACGTCCTTGAAGAAGATGTGGTTGCCCAGGCGGAAGGTCTGGGTTGCATCCTGGGCCCAGGCCGGCGGCTTCGGCATGGTCGTGGCGTAGTAGTGGGTCGCGCCCCGGGTCATATCAGGCTCAGCGCCGGAGATCACCAGGTCGGCCGCCCGCTGGGCCTGGGCGAACTGTTTCGGCGGAATCGGCTTGGCCCCGCTCAGGTAGGGATAGTTCGGGTCGTTCTTGTTCCAGCAGCTGAACTGGTAAGGCTTCAGGCAGACACCGGCATACCCCTCGCCCCACCAGGAACGGTCCTTGCCGTCGAACACACGATTGCGGATGGTCCAGGCCACGGCGATCTGGCCGGCTAGCCCCTCCCCGCGGGCTTCTCCGTACAATGTCCGCGCCAAAATATCGCGGTCTCTTTCGGTCGCGTTCATCAGATATGACTCCAGGATTTTCGGTTGACGATTTTGGAGATGGTTTGAAAGGCGACTCCGAACTCACGGCCAATCGTGCTCAGGCTCGCGCCAGCCACCCGGCGCGCTCTGATCTTCAGCACCAAGTCGTCGTTGAGCTTCGCTCCACCATTCTTTGCGCCCGCAGGGGCTGTGCCGTGAGAGACCTTGTCGCTCTCGTTCTCGGCGCGAGTCTTCCAGGACAGGTTCGAGTAATGCGAATTGCTTGGGTCACCATCGCCGTGGGCGACTTCGTTTCGATCGCCTGATGGCGGGCCGAGAAATGCCATAGCAACCAGTCGGTGCGCTTCGAACGTTTGATGTTTGCAATTGATCGTGAGCTTGAATCGCGGGTAACCGGCGTGATGCCAGCAGAAAGACAGAACCTTCCCGGGAAACGTGCGGCGGCCCGCGGTCCGTCGGCGAACATGACCGTATTCGCTCACCTCATAGTCATCAGAGGCATGACACAGGCGCCACTGCAGGTCATCAAGCGTTAACCCAGATGGCAGTGGGATCTCCCTCATTTGCCACCCCACAGCGTGCGCGCGAGGATGTCGCGGTCCTTCTCGGTTGCGGTCATAGTTTTCTCCAGGCAAAAAAAATCCCGCTCGATGGCGGGTTGCGATATTCAGGCCGGGTCAGATGGTTTCAGCTGAACCCAGCATTGGGGCGGCGATGATCTCGGGCACCGGCGGCTCGGGCGGCCATACCGGGGCCTGGTACCACGTTGGCTGCACCGTGACCTTGCCCAGGGCGTACTTGTAGGTTTTCCAGGCCTTCAGGTTGATCAGAAGCGCTGCCTGTTCCGCCCCTTCCTCAGGGGTGGCCTCGCCGATCTCGATGCCGAAACCGATGGTGTCGATTCGATCTTGGATGCGGGCAATCTGGGTAACCGCCTTGTTATTCCTGGCTGCCAGTTCTGCTTTCGCTTCGGCCAGCTGAGCGGCGGCGGCAACGGCGTCCTTCATAGCCTTGGTAATGAGCTGGGTCCAATCGATGCTCCCCGGAGTTGTGGTGCCGGGCAGTGGTGGAAGCTCAGGGTATCCGCCGTTTTCATCGGGAAGCGGCTTCGGCATATCCACGCGTCCGTCTGGGACATTCAACAGGTCAGTAGGGAATGCCTGCTGAGGGCTGTAGTTCCAAGGATTGGGGAAGAGAACGGTTAGCACTAGCTCTCCATTAATACGGTCGACTTTATCGACAAACCACTTGGAGCTGATGGCCGAGGCCGGCAAGGTATCCCCGTCTCCCATGGGTGAAAAGTCGAAACTTTCTCCATTTACAATGAGCAAGTCTCCGCTCTTGAAAATTGACAGCGTGTCGTCTCGCCTTTGCGGCGAAAGAATAATCCTCATCAATACCACCTCCCCCACGCAATTTGAGAAACGTTGGCTGTTATTCCTGCGGACGCCAACCCAAACAACCAAAAATTCCCACCCTGAGTTGCCGTCCCGGAGCTTGAGCCATGTCCAATCCAGACCAATTGGCTGGAACAGAACTCCACCTGGTGAAAATAAGTGGGTGCTGACGCAAAGGGGACTGCAACTGTGCCAAAAAAAGGCCCGGCGCTGTAGATGGGTGCAGCTGACAATCCCATGCTAGAAGCTGTGCAGACTATAGTGCGGATACAAACCATTGTGCCGTCAGCCCATTTTACAAACGAGCCGTTAGTGTTAGTTCCGTACTCAATCACGGCGCCTGTTGGAACTCCACCTGATTGCGATACTGTTCCAACCATATTCCCTGAGTGCACAATGGGGCGCCATGGCCCAGGGTTTCCGACTCCATCGAAATGCCTGATAGCTATAAATGGGTTAGAAGTAGGACCGGGCACAGACATGCATATTTGTTGAACGTAGTTTCCGCCGAGAGTATTGACTATCAGCGAGCCACCAGATCCAGCCAATTGACTTGGCGCTCCAGCCGCATTAGGACTGAACGAGTAGAATCCTGGAACGAAGGCGGCATTGGGGGTAACTACTGGTCCTTGTGCACCAACACCGAAGTCACCAACCTTTAAAACCCTTCCTGCGGTAGAGTCCAATGCGCTCTGTGTAATGTTTCTGGTCGCGGCCGTTCCCAACTCAAGCCCTGATCTCGCCTCTGTTGGAGTTGTGCCGCCTGTGCCGCCCTTGCTCACAGGCAATGTTTCGTAGTTACCGGTGGTGCCCAAGGCGGCGAGTTTGGCGCCATAGGTGTTGACGATTGCCCGCAGAGCATCGGCCGAATCCTTGACATAGCCCTGCATTGGCGCCAGGGCGTAGCTGCCGCCGGATGCAGTGGCGCCGAGGTATGGCGGATCGATGGATATGGCGGTGTTGCTGGCTACGTTGGTAACTTCGTACCACCGACCATCCGGGCCGCGGAACGCATCGCCGACCCTGCAGTTCACAATGAATGCGGTGCCAGTGCCTGTTACAGCATTGGAATTCAGGGTGACGGAAACCGTCCCAGTTTTATACCAGGGCATGGAGTAGTCCTTAATGTAAAGGCGGAAAATAGGGATGGAATCAGTTGAATGGAAACGGAAGGTTGTTTGTCTTGATCACTAATGCCACTGGAAACCGGTCTACTGGAAGGTTAAAAAAGTGCGTAGGAGAAGCAGGAGGTCTTGAGGTTGTAGTACCTGCCGCAGCGCCGAAGATAAATGACATGTTGCCGGAGCCGCCGAATGCACCTTCCGATCCACTGTATTGTGCGTCGGCCGGAAAGCCGCCCAGGTCAGAGGCATCGTATATACCAACCGACCTGCTCCAAGGCAGGTATGCGGCGTACTCGTAGCCAGCCGCCAAAGGTATGTCAATCCTGGATATAAGCCTTGACAAGTTATTAAAACTGGCTGGCCCACTGTTTATGTTATAGTTATACACGCCAGCGTATGTAAACCCATAGCTCCCTCCTGATATAGGCGGCGGAGCTGGAGCTTGGATTGTGTAAACTACATTCAAAGGCGGCTGCAAAGAATTAAATGTCATAGCCCCGCTGGAACTCCATGTTTTCATGTAGGGAGATCCAGCGATATTATCAGCCATAAGATCGAAGCAATAAAACTTTGTAGACGTATCAGCATTAGAATACAGAAACGTAATTGCACCTCCTGACACATATGTGCCATTTAGGCATCCAGCACCTGTTATAAACACAATCGGAGACAGCGCGTTATAGATAGTGAACCCGTATAGCGCATCTGACTTGTGAGCCGGGTCGTAAGTAACGACGCTATCAGTCCAATTACCGCCTTGGTTAGGGTCAAGCTGAGCAGATCTTAAAGTTTTTCTACTCCAGCTCTCCTGATAAGCCATATATCCGCTTTTAACAAGGCCATAGCAAATCAGATCGGTATCAAAAAGAAGCTCACCGGTATCCTTGGTCACCTTCATCAGTAGTACCCATAATAGATTCGACAGTTGGCTGAAAAATATCCCCAGCCGCTAGTGGAATATGAATAGGCCCAAGACATAGTATTGCCGGATATTGTAATACCCGGTTTCTTACCTTTCTCACGTTGCAAATCAACTAGGGGAACTACCACATAGAACCTTTCCTTTCCTTGCGGTAGCGCAGGGATAGCGGCCGATCCATTAACGGATCCGGTATCCACGTAGCCCTGGCGCTGGCTGATTTTCATCGTCATGTCCACCATGACGTCCCCTGCGGGGGTCTTAATTGTCAGGCCAGTCATATCAAACGCTCAGGTCTATAGCGATAACGCCGTTGGGGTGATAGAACTTCAGGCTGCTGCTGTTCAAAGCCATCCGCCCCTGACCGGCCTGCTGACCGTTCATTTCAAAACCGCCTGATTTATAAATCGCCCACCCGGTCTGGCCGAAGACGTAGTTGTCCGATTGGATCACCGAGCCAATTTTCGCTGTCGTGATTGTCCCGTCCTGGATGAAAGCCGAGTTCATGAACACCTGGCCGCCCTGCACTGCAAACGGAACCGACACAGCGCCTCCGGCAATGGTGTTGACGATCGCGAACCGGTCGGCACTGACCAGGAACTGGCTTTGCAGTACTCCCCCGTTGTTCTCGATACCGAGACCGATACCAGCGGTGATGTATTGCCCAGTGCCCGAGTTGTATTGCATCTTCACGGACCAGCTCGCCGTCACCTTGCCATTCACGTCGTTGATGATTGACGCGTTTTGCTGGATCGCGGTTTGCTGCTCACCAACGGTGGTGCTGATCTGGGATAGTTGCTGCGCCGTGGCCTGCCGATTGTTGACCACCACCTGTTCAAGCAGGGTGACGTTCGCCGCATTGTCGGCCACCTGGGCATCCAAGGCGGTCAGGCGGCGGGTAGATGCCTCTTCTTCAGAGGCACGGACACTGACTTCCTGGGCGAAGGATGCGGCACTCGTCGCGGCCTCAATGGCGCCATTCAGATCCCCCTCCCCATTGTCATCGCGCCATGAGGCTCGCAACGCTTCGAAGGAAGTGGCCGTGGCTTCGAGTTCCGTGATGTTGACGGTGTTGGTCGCCACCTGCTGCGCGAGCCCATCAACCGTCTCGATCGTCTGGCCTACGTCGAGCCAGTAGGCCGGGTTCGGTGGCGGTGTATCCACAGGAACAGGGCCGGTCGCTTGATAGATCCGCTTGCCGGAGACGACCAGGTCACCTTCGACATACGTCTCGTCGGGTTTGTAGGCAGCCAAGCCGTCGAGCGCGTCGATCTGAGCCTGAAGGCCTGGGATCTTCTCGATTTCAGTCAGCAGGTCCTCACCGAGCTCCGTCTCGGTGATCTGCCCCTTGATCAGATCCAGGATTGGCCCGGCGTTCGAGCTGGCCTGGCCCATCACGCCATTGCCCACCGGGTACCAAGGGCCTATGTTCCCGGTGCGGTCCACCAGGCGAGCCCAGAAGAAGAACGTCGCGCCGGCCAGCAGGCTTTGCAGGCTGTAGTCGCTTTGGGGGTAAGCCAGGTCGGCCAGCTTGGTGGCGTTCTCCAGGAGGTTGGTTGGGCCGTACCAGATCTCTGTCCGCTGCGTGTCCTCGGCACCAGATGGGAAGCCCCACTTGAGGCCGATGCCGAACAGCAGTGAGGATGTCGTCAGGACCGACACCGCCGGCGGTAGGCCCTCCTTACCCTTGAGATCGGTCAGCACCGAGTTGCGCCAGATCGACGAGATGTCGAAGGCGCTCACAGCACGGACACGGGCCACGTAGGCGCCGGCATAGATGCCAACCACATCAACGTTGGTAGAGCCGGTGCGCTGCACCTTGATCCAATTTCCGCTGTCCTTGCGCCACTCGACGTCATACGCCACAGCACCCTCAACAGGAGGCCAGGTGATGGTCATCGTGGCTACAGCAATGCCCTGGGAAACGACAGAGTTCGCCGTCAGGGTGACGCTGGCAGGCGCCGGAACGACGGTGATTGGAATAACGCTGATCGGCCGGTCCTCCAGGCGCGCGCCGGTGTCGATGAAAGGGAATTTGCTAGGCTCGTACTGCAGAGCACTGATTTCGTAGTCGCCCTCCGTGGTGCGCCTGGTCCGCAGCACCCGATACAGCGGGATCGCCAGGTCGTCAGCGTCGAGCGCCCACTGAAGCTGTGCCCGCGGCGCCTCGCTGTAGGCGACGGTCACGGTCACGGCACGGCCGGCAACGCTTTCCACGGTGCGCCCTTCTGCGCGCCCGCCTGGCAGGTTGATGATCAGCCGGTCCCCGGCCTTCGCCTGGGTGTCACGGTCCAAAGTCACGACGCGGCCCGCAACGGCCGAGATGCGTCCGCCAATCTCCCGGCCGGCCAGCAGCGAGTCGGCCACAGGGATGATGTGGCCCGGGAGAGGGATTACTCCTTCCATCCCGGTCTTGAAGGTAACGGTGCGGTCCAGGTTGTTGCTCAGGATCGCCCACTTGCCCCGGCGCTGGGCCTCGGAGGCGCGGGTGCAGCCGATGGCACTCAACTCGGTTGGCCGGTCCCCATACCGGCGTTGAAGGCTCAGGTCCGAAAACGGAATGACGTCGGTGTCGTAGTTGTTCGCCGGGTTGTCGTAGCTGACCAGGGCCCTGGTGTATCGGGTCTTCGCCGATGCGCTGCCGTAGGAGAATTTCCCGTCGATGACGTTCGCCCGGGTGAAAACGTAGTCGAAGTCTTGGGCGCGAGGCATGTCTGCCTGCATGATCAGCTGGCCCTGGGCCCAGTAGGTCATCCCGCGGTAGATGCCGGAGATGTCCCGCAGCAGCGTCCAGGCATCGGCCTTGCCCTGCAGGTTCATGTCGCACAGGAACCGTGGTTCCATGCCGCCCAGGCCATCGGGCACCAACTGGTCGCAATACTGCGCGATCCGGTACAGCTCCCACTTGTCGACCATGAACGGTTTGATGCGCTTGCCCAGGCCGAAACGCTCCTCGGTGCAGATGCCGTAAGTGATCCAGGCCGGATTATTGGTCCAGGCCAGCTTCATGCTGCCGTCCCATGTGCCGGTGTAGGTCCGGGCAATTGGGTCGTAGTTACTCGGCACCTGCCACTTCCTGGCCTTGCACTTCACGGTGACGGCCGGAATGTTGGTGAACTGCTCGGCGTCGAACTCGATGTACAGCAGCGCGGTGTTCGGATAGCGCAGCTTTGCGTCGATCACCTCGGTGAAGCCGGCGATCAGCATGGTGTCGGCGATCTTGTTGCTGTTCTGGTTCGGCGTCAGGCGGCGGACGCGGATCTGCCAGCCGGTGGTGGCCTCGGGCAAATCAACGCGCTTCGAGCGCTCATACCGGGTGGTGGTCTTCCCGTCCACGGCATCTGTCAGCACCTGCTGATACGCGCCGCCGTCGGTGGCCACATCAATGGCGTACTCGATCCGGTAGCCGCCGATGTTGCCTTGGTCGTCCTGGCGCTGGAGCGCGGGCCAGGCGAAGCGCAGGCGCACGGCCGACAGCTGAGTGTTCGTGACAGACCGGACCCAGGCCGCATCACTGCGCAGCTCGATGTTCAGCGATGTCTCGTTCTCGACAGATGGAATGCCGGGGATGTAGGTCTGGTCGACCGACCCGGAGCGCCACTCCCACTTCACGTTAGGGAAGTTGACGTTGCCGCTGGCGTCATTGATTGGTGTGTTGTCGAGAAAGATGTTCGCTGCAGAGGGAGCCTCCTCAAACTCGCCCTCGCCCACGGCGATCAGCAGCTTGGCAATGTTCGTGGAGCGCAGGTTGTCGCTGGCCTCGGTCGGGGACTTAGGCTTTTTGTCTCCGCCCTTCGCGCCGTGAATATCGATCTTGCGTGCTGCGCCCATGCTTTCCTCCAGGCGAAAAAAAACCGCCTCATGGGCGGCCTGCTTGCTGCGATCTCGTTACTGTTTGTCTTCGGCGTAGATCGAGGCTGAAATGATCATCCCACCCCACCGGCGCTCGCCGATGCAGATCGGGACGGGGTTACCGCTGGCCGTGGTGTTCTTGGCACTGCCGAAGGCGTAGGACGGCGCGTTCTCCGGTCCAGCGCTCTGCTTTAGGCCAGAGGCCTGGGGGCTGAGCATTTGGATGACGCCGCCGGCGACGAGGCCCGCGCCCAACTGTACGGCCCACGTCTGGCCGAAGTAGGAGCCGGCGACGATCAGCACCGCGCCGATAATCGTCTGGAGCAAACCAGCCCGCTTGCTGCCCGACACGACCGGGACGATGCGAATCTCTTGCGCGCCGCCGAGACCAAAATCCTTTTCGGCCACATTTTTCCGATTCCTGAAGATCGCAAACCGCATCCCCTTGCGCTCCAGGTCCCTGATGGCCGCCTCGAATCCCTCCAGGGTGCACTTGAGTGCCTTGAATGCCTCTCCTACGGATCTACTGCCAAGCTCGCGGTAGTGGACTCGACCGAACTGTTTGATGAGCGGGCCCGAAAGAAGAATGGTGGTCATGGCTGGGTTGTTACTTAGGGATGCTGCCACGGTTTTTCTCCGTCCATAAAAAAACCGCCCGGAGGCGGTTTCTTGTCATTGCATGGTGGGTGATAGGTCCATGCTCATCGCTGAGTCTATGGAAATCCTGAATTTCTTGGTGCCGCCGGCCTTGATACTGGTCTCCCGCTCTTTCAGGCCGCTGCCGCAGGATGACGCAGAGACGATGTGCTCCCCAGGAGTTACGCGGAACTTTGCTGTCTCGCCTGTGCCGATCTCCGCCGCCCGGCGACCGTCGATGCTCACAGTCGTGTTACAGCCACCCCCAACAAAACCCTTGTCGCGAGTTACAACAAGTGTCGAATCACCCTGAGCAGGGGATTGAAACGCAAACAACCTGGACGATGGGACTGGCTCAGCTTCGCTGGAAGGAACTGGAGAGGTTGCACACCCCGCCAGCAAAGCAACAGCTACCGCGCCTACGAACAATCTCATGGGGGCACTCCTGTGGAAGATGGCCCAAGATACCCCACAAGCTGTCTGGGCATCCAGCATGGACGAAAGCCCAGTAACTGGATTGGATCCCATCGTAGTAGCGTTGTGCCTCCTTTCAAGCCACGGCAGGAATCAAAATGGCGCTCTACACACAGGAAACCG